AAGAAAATGTTGCACAGTTATATGAAAACCAAGCATCACATTTGATTAACGAAGCTACTTCTGACGGGTCTTCAGGTTCTTTCGAAACTGTTGTATTCCCAATCGTTAGACGTGTATTCTCTAAATTATTAGCAAACGATATCGTTTCTGTACAAGCTATGAACTTACCAATCGGTAAATTGTTCTACTTCGTACCTAAGATTCAAGGATATTCAGGTGCTACTTCAACTTCAAGTGGTGACCACTACGCACCAATCGGTTCTCCTGGAAACTATCCTGGTGACCCACAAGCAGGTTACACAGGTTCTGGAGCATATGCTAAAAACCTTTACGATTTGTTCTACGAAGGAAACGAAGCAGCTCTTGACCCACCTGGATTGTTTGACTACTCTAAAGGTCGTTTCGAAATCATCGAAACTGCTGCAGGTGTTGTTAAATGGTCTAACGGAGCATTAGTAAATGCTGACAATGTAAACGACCCAGCATATATCGGTAACACTAGAAAAGTATTATTGAAAATGTGTGGTTTTGCTAACACAGGTGTTGGTAAAATGATTGGTCCTGATGGTAACGAGTATGACACAGAATCTTTCTTGTCTGACCTTGTTATTGTTAAAGACTCAGGATTAGGAATTGCTACAACTTCTCCATGTACAGTTTCTACTGGACCTTTATTGTTCAGAGTAGTTACTCAAAAATATGGTCAAGGAATTGTTACTCCTAACTATAATCAAGCAACAGCAGCGTTCTCTTCTCAAGGTAACGGTGGTGTTTATAATGACGTTTGTGACGTTAACGGTTGTATCTACCTTGAAGTAGACCTTTCTTGTCCAGCATGTCCTACATGTGGAAGTGACACTATCGATGGTTACACTGGTACTACTATCACAGGTATCACTTCTGGTGGTTCATTCACAACTTTCTTCAGACGTTACGAAGAGCTAGAATTCGAAGACAAAATTGGTGAAGTTTCTTTCGACCTTCAATCTGTAACTGTTACAGTTACTGAAAGAAAGTTAAGAGCACAATGGTCTCCTGAATTAGCTCAAGACGTTGCAGCATTCCACAACATCGACGCTGAAGCTGAATTAACAGCTTTATTGTCTGAACAAGTTGCGGCTGAAATTGACCGTGAAATCCTTCGTGATTTACGTAAAGGTGCAGCTTGGAACTTACGTTGGGACTACAACGGATGGAGAAGACTGTCAAACACAACTTCTTACACTCAGAAAGACTGGAACCAAACTTTGATTACAGCAATCAACCAATTATCTGCACAAATCCACAAGTCAACTCTTCGTGGTGGAGCTAACTGGATTGTTGTTTCTTCTGAAGTTTCAGCTATCTTTGATGACTTAGAATACTTCCACGTATCTAACGCATCTCCTGAGCAAGACCAATATAACATGGGTATTGAAAGAGTAGGTACTTTAGCTGGTCGTTACCAAGTTTATCGTGACCCATACTTCCCACCAAACCAAGTATTGGTTGGTCATAAAGGTACATCGTTACTTGACACTGGTTACATCTACGCACCGTATGTACCACTTCAATTAACTCCAACTATGTACAATCCGTTCAACTTTACTCCGATTAAGGGTATCATGACACGTTACGCAAAGAAGATGGTGAACAATCGCTTCTACGGACGTATCACAGTTGATGGTGTTCGCACATTCGATTTAAGAGAGTTGAGATAATCTAAATCTTAAATAAGATATAAAAAAGGTCAGAGAAATCTGACCTTTTTTTATTTTTATTATTATATTTGTATATTATGAATAAGTATATTCCCACAGATGAAGAACTATCTAATATATTAAGAATGTATAATGAAGAACTATTAGGTTCTCATACTATTTCATTAAAAACTGGTTTAAGTAAACCGACTATTTTAAGAATACTGAAAGAGAATAATGTGGTTATGTCCCAATCAGGGAGAAGATTTACAGGGGGTAAAAAGGTTGCTGATAAAAAATGGAGAGATAGTAATAAAGATTATTTGTCTAACAAACATAAAACTTGGTCAGAAAAAAATCGTGAACATTTAAATACCTACCACAAAGAATGGAGGGAAAAAAACATAGACAAACATAGGGAGAATAAAAGAAACTACGAAAAAACTCGTAAGGCAAATGACCCCCTCTATAAGTTAATTTCAAATTTCAGGACTGCGATATATCAGGTGTTGAAGGAGAATAATGTGGATAAGAACGGTCATTACTTCGAGGTTCTTAAGTACACGCCTGAGGAGTTAATCAATCATTTGAAGAAACAATTTACTGATGGTATGACGTGGGATAACTATGGTCAATGGCATGTTGACCATGTGATGCCTATTTCTGTTCATGATATACAGGAGATTGGTGATGATGAGTTTATGAGATGTTGGTCATTGAGTAATTTACAACCTATGTGGGGTGATGAGAATATTCGTAAATCAAACAAAATTTTGTGATATTTATATGAATAATGAAAGATAAATCACATTTAGAAAACGTATCTGACAGGATTATTATTTTAATCTGTAAAGAAATTCTTAAGAAAACTGAAGAACATGATTTAGATGATAGAGAATTTATTAAGGTGTGTGATGAAGTTTCTGTTAAGTTATTTGGTGATACTATGAAACACATTGACGTTGATTACATGTCACAAATTTTGGAAATAAATCCTGATATTTTGAGTAATGATAAGGATGTAAAACTTTTAAGACCTGAGTTTAATCTTTTTAAATTTGATTATATTGAGAAACGAACTGAATGGAGGTTGAATACGTATACTCATGAGATGGGTACTTATCATGACGATATTGAACCTATTGTTGATTTTATGTCAATGGAGGGTGAATTTGACTATTGGGATTCAATAAGTAGGGATAGTGATATTTTAGATTCCGATATTGAAGATACGTATCTTAGTAGAAAAAGTATTGTAAAAATTAATTAATATATTTAAAAACATTTGTTTTTTACCATATTTATCAATGATAAATCCCTCTTCTTTATGGTAAAAAAAGTTAAATTTCGCTTCTCTAATGATAGAAATGTTTATGATTTGAACATGTCTATTCCTGATTTTAAAAAAATTGATGAAAATGTTTCTGAGGTTCACGGTGAATATAGGGGGACTTACATTATTTTAAGTAAAAATGAGTATGAAAAAATTCTTAATTAGTTTAATTTTATTAATTCCTTTATTTGTTTTTGGACAGCTAAGGGATTCTGTGTTGGTTAAATCACCTATTTTCAAGGTTATGTATTCTGAGACATTGCAACAACCTAAATGGATTGAGTATCATGTTGCGTGTGGTGAGGGGGATTTTTCTCGTAAGGGTTTGGACTTTTATGTTTGTGATTCTATTAAGACATCTGACGGTGGTGATTATGAGGCGAATGTTTGGGACAAGGGTCATTTGGCTCCTGCTGCGGATTTCAACTGTAACAAGGGTTATTTAAAAATGACTTTTTCATATTTGAATTGTGTGTTACAACATGAGAAGTTGAATCGTGGGGCTTGGAGATTGCTTGAGGCATATGAGAGGGATTTAGCAAAGAAGTATTCTGTTGATGTTAAAATCAAAATGGTTTATTCAAAGAAGTCATTGGTTTTGAATAGTGGAGCAACTGTTCCTGATGGATTCTATAAAACGATTAAGTATAATAAGGTTGTTGAGGTTTATTATTTTAAAAATGAACCACCTGTAACTAATGACTATAAAAAATATAAGATTAAATAAGTTTTGGGGTTAATGACCCCAATTTTTTTTGATATTAAAGATATTTATTTAAAAACATATTAAAATGGAAAATGTTAATGATTTATTAAAACGTCAACTTTTGTTGATGAAATTTGATTCGGGTGTTACCCTTAAAGAGAATTATGAAAAGGTATCTGGAAAAAATATTTTAACTGAAGGTAAGGCTGATAATGTTAAAAGTATTTTGGACGGTTGTAATAGTAGAGATAATAATCAAGGTAGAATTGTTAGTGATGACGGAGTATATGCGGTAGTTAATAATTATAACCAAGCCTTTCAAGGTGTTGGTACTGATTTGGATTATTTTAATAGTGCTAACTCAGATGTTTTAAGTAAATTCTCTTACAGTGATTTATGTAAAGTGAAAGAATATTACCCAAGTGTGGGTGGTGAAGATTTTTATGCGGCTATTGATGGTGACATTGATTATGATAGTGAGTGGCAAAAAATTCTTGATGCATTTAACGCAGCTAAAGGAAGAACAGTTCCGGCACAACAACAAGGTGGTCAAACACCAACACCAGCACCTGAAGTAATTGCAAACCCTGAAACGGGTGACAAGTATATGAAACCAGGTGGTTTATCACATACTTTTGATTTCTTCAAAAGAACCTTCCCTTGTGTTTTTGCTCAAAACAGAGTTGACACTCAAGAAGTTTATAACAATGGTACTTATGACTATATTTTGATTGTTGCACCAGGTGGACAAGTTATTCAAATGTATTTCGATGGATTCTTAAGAGAACAAAGAACATTGGCTGACGTAACATATAATGGAGCACCTGCTAAAATTTCTTGTAACGGAAATAAAATTCAAATATCTGCAAGATAATATGAAAAATAGATTACACGAGTTAGATTTGGGAACTGGTGGTGAAGATTGGAATACACCTCATGAAGGTGGTAGTGGGGACTCTTGGAATACAGAACCTGAAAGAGGTTCAAGAACACCAAGAAGAACGGTTGACTTATCACCATTGGTTAAAGAAGTTCAAAACAAACTTAAAGAACTTGACGCATCTGTTGTTGTTTCAGGTAAAATGGACCAAGAGACAATTAATAAGATAATGTTACAAATAAACAAACTTGTTGAAAAACAGGATAAAGAAGCTGAAGTAAAACGTAAAGAAGAAGAAAGAATTGCAGCTATTAAACCTGTTGATTCAGCACTTTCATCAAGAGACCTATAATGAACAAATTTATTTTATCCGAATCAGAACGTTCTGAAATATTAAAAAAACATTCATCATATAAAAGATATTTGATGGAAAATGTTACCAATTACACTTTGCAAGATTTGCAAACTGTATTACAATCTAAATTAGGTCTTGATTTAGGAAAGAGTGGTGTTGATGGTAAGTTTGGTAAAATGACCAAAAATGCTATTATCCAAGCTCTTGACATGGTTAAGAATGAGTTTAAACCAATTGAAACAATTAAAACTTCTGAAGAAAAACCTGGTGAAGAGATTAAAACTCCTGAAGGAAAACCTGAAAGTGGAACGGAGGTCGGTGATGTTAATTTAGCAAATGCTGAAACATCTGTGGATACTGCAACACTTTCTTAATTATAATAAGGATTCAATTAACTTACTTGCGGTAGAATAATTTGTTGCAAGTGGTATATCGTGAACGTTACAAATTCTCAATAACATACTAACATCCACTTGGTGTGGATGAACTTCTAAAGGGTCGATAAAGAAAATAACCATATCGACCCTTTTTTCTGTTATTAAAGATGCTATTTGGGCATCACCACCCATTGGACCACTTAACATCCTTTGAACCTTCTGTAATCCCGCATGTATCAGGTGTTTACCTGTTGTACCAGTTGCGATTACCTCAACGCTCTCTGATGTAAAGAAATCAAGTCGTTTCATGACGAATGAGACCATATCCGCCTTCTTTCCATCATGAGATATCAGAGCTATCTTTATCTTGTCCTTCATGGTCCTGTTGTGTTAAAATTCTTATTGTTTTTGATATTACCTCAGCTTCGATTAATGAATATGCCCCCGCTCTATATGCGTGGGATACTGCTTCGAGTAATAGGTATTGTGCGGTTGGTTTATCTAATGATAACAACATCACCTCAAATTGTTCGGGTGTATGTATGTTAATTGTACCAAAAAGTTTGGCAAATGTGTTTTCCATCTAATCAAATATTTATATAATAATAACTTATACAATCGTAATGATAAAGAATTTAGACAAGATAATCAAACAAGTTTTAAAAGAAGCGACGGGGACAGGTGGTGGAGGACGAGGTTCGTATGTATTACCTGTTCAGCCAGGTGTTAAACTCTTTGATAAATCACAACTTGCTCCATTCACAGATGAGGTGTCTAAGTATATTGATGCTGAATTGGAATACGATAGTTATGACGGACAAATGAGTACTCCAAAAAAACAAATTAAAAAAATGGAGGCTAACGCAAAAAAAATATCAAAATATAAAAAAGCACATCCTGTTCAAAACGATGATGATGGGGATATCTTAAATAATATTAATATTAAAGAAGCAACAAGTAATGGTGGGGGTGAATATAATGCTCCATTAAGTTTTGAACACATTGAATGGGAAGAACACACTACGGCACCATATATCAATCACTCAACCCATGAACATAATAAAAAAGGTAAATTGGGTAATATTCGTGGTAAAGTATCATTTAAACATTGGTTTATGGAAAAAGACCATCCGAATAAAGGTAAAACAAAAAAATTAATAACACCTAAAGAATATCAAGATGTTGTGAATGAGGATTTGGCGGTATGGTTTGGAACTAAAAAGAAACCTAAAGGAAGTAGTCAACCAAAAGGTCCTTGGGTTAATATTTGTCGTAAGGATAAGAACGGTAAACACCCACCATGTGGAAGACCTGAAGCCTCTGACAAGGGATATCCTAAATGTCGTGCAGCGGGTGTTGCGGGTAAAATGTCTGACTCTGAGAAACGTTCAGCATGTCAACAAAAAAGAAAGGCGGAAAAAACACATTCTAAATCAGGTACAGGTAACAAACCAAAGATGGTATCATATAAAACAAATGAAAATATGGCAAAGAGAATTACAATAACAGAATCACAATTAGAAAGTTTGGTACATTACCTTAGTGAACAAAATACATCAACTAGTATACCTCCAATAAATTTGGCGTGTTTTGATTTAGGTAATATTACAGGTCCTGGAACACAAATGAAAAACTTGACATTCAAAAGTAAAAATGGTGATAAATACACATTTGAAACAACGTCTTTTGATGGTTATCAAAAAAAACAAATTCCAAAAGACTTTACTAAAGTTAAAATAGAAAACCAAGAGTTTAAAGATTTTTTAACACGAAAAGGTGTTACGGATGTTGATACTCGCAGTTTTTTATATACCACAAATAACTTTAATCAAAGAGTTTATTGTTCAGTGTTTATTAGAAACAGTCAAGACCAAACTTTTGCCGATAATAATACAATCACTACATTAAAAAATCCTAATTAAGATTACTTCTGTACCAAAGAGTCTAATTTATCTAAACCATTCTCATTTGGGAAATAGTTTTTGATAAAAAGATTTACTTCACTTTCGGACGCACTTTTCAGTTGTCTAACAATATCTTGTTGCACATACCAATGATATGAGTGTTCGGTTTTTGTTGGAACCACACAAGTCGTTTTTGGTTTACAACAATCTTTTTGTGTATTACAAGATGATACAAAAGCTGATAGAACAGCTAATGCTAATAAAACAATTAATTGGTATTTACGGATGTTCATGATAAAATTGTTGGTTGATTAATCTTATTATAAATAGTGTCGAGTGAATGCTTGATATGAAACTCCAAATCGTTTTCCATTCTCATGGCTCTTGCTTCCATTTCCTTGAAGAAATATTTCTCAAGTTTTATCCACTGTTCGTTATTCAATTTAATGAAGTAACTGTATGTGTGGTTTGTGATTGTTACTTCTCCACCTTCCATAGTGATGAAGATACCGTGTTCTTCATTCTTGATGTAAATCTTATATGAAATTGGTGCGAATAGTAATTCAGAGTTTTGGTCATGAATTAATTTTCTACAGATGTACGAACATTGTTTTGCGTTGAAACCATGTTTCTCTGTGTCATACGTGTTGCGACGATTTAACTTTCGTAAGTAAATCTTGTAACGTGCTACTAATCTTTTTATGAATCTCATTTATTCTTTATTTGTTACAAAGATATATAAAAAAAGAAATAGTATCAAAATTTTTTTTTTAAAAAAAAAAGGACTTAAAGTCCTTTTAATATTAACAGTAAGGTGATGAACACCTTTTCTTACCATCTAAACCTGGCATTTTTCCTTTACATACTTGGACAGCGTAACCGTTAGCATATGCTGAAGGGTAAACTTTAAATTTTGATTTGGCGGCTGATTTACCTCTTGAACATAATTTTGTTCCCGCTTTTTTTCTTCCTTCCATCATGACCATATCTTTATCATCAACATTCATTGATAATTCCATACCGTCTTTTTTGGTTTCATTCATTAAGAAATCAAATACTTGGTCAAGATTATTTTTAGCTTCAGCAACGTGGTCTTGTGCCCAATCGTGTCCGTTATCCAAAATGGAATCAACCATGTCTCTTTCTAAATCTAATAGAAGGTCACATTGTCTTCTCATTTGTTCAAGGTTTGAAAAGAACATATATCTGTCAGATTGTTCTTTAAGAATTTTTTTAATTTTTAAATCTAAGTTGTTCATATTTTAAGAGTAATATCCGTTTATTCCACCAAGTTGTATGGAGTCTAATAATGTAACTGCTTTACCATCAGGTCTTGTCCATGTTGGGTGTTCTACCTTCATAGTAAATGTGTTTCCGCTACAATCTGTTACACACATTAAATATTCAGTACCTGCGGATAGTGGTTGATAACAACTTTCACAATTATTATAAAAATATGCTGGTGTCATCCATAATGTGTGAGGTACGATACAATAATCTAAAAGTTCATAACAATTAACTCCTGCACCTGCAAAAATAGGTCCTGAATTAATTATATTTTGTATATCCTCAAACGACATGGAAGTATAAGTTACTTCACCTGTTCTACATTCTTTTAATGTCACACCATATAGTTCATTACAATCATTACATGTGTTAAAAACTTGTGTAACATCTGAATAGAATACTTGTGTTTTAAAAACAAATGGAGAGTTTGTTGAAAATGGGATAAATGGAAACGGTATAATAGGATTATAACTTCCTGTGTTTTCTAAGAAATTTGTAGCATTTATACATCTATAGAATACAAGAGTTCCAGGTAATAATTGTAAAGGTGATGTTGGAACTGTAAAGTTTGAAGTATAGAATGCAAATTGGTCATTTATTCTAAAGTTAGTAATATAACCATCAAATTGGTATTGTAAATTTGAGGGTGATTGACCTCCGATATATAAATCCGTATCGTTTAATGTTTCAGTATTATTAACTACGTTTAAAACCATAATACCATCAACAAAAACACTCCATATATTGTTTGTCCCGTTATATGTTCTTGTAATTGCAAAGTGTACCCAAGTATTATAAAGTGTAGATAAATTCAAATTTAAATAATAATTGTCATAACTACCAACACCATTACCAATACGAAATATTCCATTATTTGTTAACTGTATTTGAAGAAAAACGGTATTGTTATTTAAATCACCCATTGCGAATGGTATGGCATCTGGACTTATACCTGCGTCCCAAAACTGAAACCATTCAATAGTTAACTCAGTATTACCTGTGAAATTAAGGGTTCCGTCATTACCTATAACAATTCTTGTATTTTCGAAATTAAAACTACCTTCTGTAATTTCTGAAATACCTGGTGAAGAATTACCAACACTACCACATACAGACGGAGTGTTACCTATATTTGATTTAATTACAGGACATGTACTTTCAATTCTATATGACTTATTTGAAGAACTATCAAATGTTGCTAAGAAGCTGTCTGAAACACCGTTACTTACTCCACCTGTTGGGTTATCATTATAAAAATATATATTGTCTTGTATTACTAAGTCAAAATATGATGGTTGATTTTTATAGAAGATAAAACTATATATTAATGGAGGTGGGTTATTAGATTCATCAAATTGTAAATATGTCCCCTCAAATCGGATAATTAATTCATTACCTCCGTTAGTTAATCCTGAATACCATTCAAACAAATAGTCATCCATACCATTTGTTGGGTCACTTGGTCCGTAACTTGTTGAAATAAAAACTCCAGGTAATCCTACCTCTGTTGGTATTTCTTCAGGAATTCCAAAACAACACTCACTTGTACCACTATTAAAAGTTATGTAACCATTTGTTGTCATGAATACACTATTGTATGACTCACATAAAAAGTTAACTGAAAATCCGCTAGGGAAATTAATTTCTATGAAATCATCATCTCTTTCTCCAATAGGAAGTGAGTCCAAACCTTCATTTGTTATTGGGGTATATATTTTTTCTGTTACTTGGAATAACTGTGATGAGTTTGGAACATATACAAAAGAGTCCACACCGTCACATGTTGTATATTCGTATAAAGAATAATTATTACTTGTGTCATTAGGTATTGAAATATATAATAAACCAGGACCTTCCTGACAATCTGAACTAGCCACACCGATTGATACCCAATCTCCTGCGTTATAATTTATCGTCACAGTACCTGCGGAGACTTGATAATCAGGACCAAATATATTACCAGAACCTTGTTCTGAAAAATTAACATTTAAATCCCCTATTGGTTCTAGTGGACTTGTGTAATAGAATGGCCAATCACAACAAAGGTCTGTAGATAGTGTAAAATCATAAAATAAGATAATACTTCCACTTGTTGTAAATTGTTTTTTTATGTATGTATAACCATCATTACATTCGGCGCCATCAGGACCTTTAATTAACCAAGATGGACTAAACGGTGGTTCTACTGGATTATATTGTACTTCTCCATTATTCATGGTTTCTGCTGACCATAGACCTAAACAGTCATAACAGTTATCATAAACAACCGTACTGTTGATAACAGGACATGTTAAATAATCGTTTGTATATTCACTAATTGAAATTTCAATATATGGTGATAAACCTATAACTTCAATACAAGAAGTGTCTCCTGATTGAAATAGTAATACTGAATTCTCTTCATAGTATTGGTGAGCCAATATTATATCTTTTTCACCTCCTTGACAAGGAGTGTAGTTATAATATTTTCCTATACAACTTAAACAATAGTCACAACTTTGTTGTGGTTGATATTCTATCATTTTGGTAATTGGTGCGGTAAAAGTATTTTGGTAAGGAAAAATGCCTGTTATTCTAAAACAATCATTATAAATAAAAACCGTTGTTCTAAAACCATCTCCTTCAAAACAAGTATTTATTGTTGTTGGGATTGATATTATATCTCCAATATTAAACAAATTACTTGCAACCAATAAGATAGGTTCAAGACCATTACAAGGGACTACTTCAATTATAGATGCCAAATCTGAAAAACAAGTTTGACAACTATTGTATTCTTGGATATACTCATGGGTAGGTATTCCTGCGATATTTGTTTCACCTATAATTTCCACACATTGTTTTAGTGTAGGACTATTAATTTCAGAAACAGAAATAGTTGTTCCTGTAGGTAATTCAACATTAGAACCAATAATATAAATTTCCAAATTAGAAATTTCACAAAGAAAATTTATCGCGGTGCTACAACTTTGTGCTGAATAAACATATTGATATTCATAAGTTAATTCATCGTTATTTAATCCAATCATATAACCACTATAATTTGAATTAAAAGAATCAAAACGACCACCTATAACAATATTTTTATTATTAAGGATTGAAATTGAGTTTACTTGATTATTAGGTCCATTACCAATTTGAAATGAGCCGTCTAAACTTCCTGAAGGATTTAATCTTACAACTCTACTATAAAATTCACCATATACGTTATTAAAATCCCCAACAACAATAATTCTTCCATCATCTTGAACTGTCATATTGACAATATACTCATTGAAAACATTATCAAAAGTTGTATCAACTGAGTAGTCTGAATTAAGTCTAATTAAATAATCACTATTTATTGAACCGTCGTATTTTTTAAAAAAACCTCCGAATAAAATTTTACCATCAGGTTGAAGAACAATTTTTTGAACTCTACCATCAAAATTAATCTCGTTTATTGGAAATCCTAATGGAGATAATTCAACAGCACGTGATGTGAGCATATTATCATAAGTTGTAAATTCACCACCTACTAAAATATTATCATTTGGAAGGACTATTACAGAATATGCAGTTTCATTAAATCCTGAGCTAGAAGGGTTAAAAGTATTATCAACACTACCATCACTATTTAGTCTTACAATATATCCATATTGGGTTCCATTATATCTGTCAAAACTACCAACAACTAATATCTTACCATCAGATTGTATTACAACATCTCTCACTACCATCTCATTTGCTCCGCTATCACAACTAAAACACTGAAATCCTGGATTAAAATAATCAATAGGTGTACCATTACTGTTTAGTCTAACAAGACCTGAAGAGACTGACGTATTAACAGTAGTAAAATGACCACCAACAAGAATATCACCATTAGAATCTAAAGCTATTGCCTTAACGTTATCATTTAAAATAACGTTAGCAAATAAACTGTCTGGACTTCCATCACTTTCTAACCTTGTAAAATAAGTTGAAGTTGCCCCATTAAAGCTATTGAAATTACCCCCAACAAGAATTTTACCATCAGGTTGAACTAATGTAATATATACCATTTCATTAAAACCACCACCAATATAAAAAGACGTATCTATTGAACCTGCTATTGCCATTTTTATTTATTTTTTTTTAATTTATTTAAAACATCATTTTGATTTATATTTGGATATATTTTTGAAAAAAATGAAGAGTAAGTTGTTTCAGAAGTTTCATTTGGTTTGTCGATTGTTTTTTTAAAAGTTTCTTCACCATTAAATCTTTTTTCCAAAAAAGACTTTTTATCTTTATTATATTCTTCTTTTAAAATTTCTGAATTTTCCAAAAAAATATGGAATTTTGATTTGTTTTTCATTTATTTTCTTTTTTATCTTTATTTCTTTTTATAAATATTATATCAACTTATTAAACTTGAGATTTTTATAATATCAAGAATAATATCCATTTTTTCCTCCTAGTTCGATTGCACCCATTTGTATCACGGATTGTCCTTGTAAATCTGTCCATATAGGATGTTCTACAGACATGGTATATGTATTACCACTACAATCAATTAAACAAAGCTCATATTCTTGACCTACTCTTTTAGGTTGGTTACATTCTATACAATTATTATAAAGATAAATGGACGAAACGTAGTCATATGTTGTGTCAATAGGACAATCATTTGATAATCTCCAGCATGTTGAACCAAAATAAATTACAGGATATAAACCTATTAATAATGAATATAGATTTAAACTTACTGTGACATATTGTTGTTCTGTGTTATCACATTTAATTAATGTTACACCAACGTATCCATTATTTAAACAATCACTACAATCAGTAAATGGTTGAGCTAATTGTGAAAAATAGAACGATTCATTATTAATGTTACCATCCCAAAGTCCTATAATCTCAGCACAATCAACTTCTGATGTACCCCAATTTAATCTCACGTAATCACCCGAGGTAACAGAGCCTGAATATGTTGAAAAAATTATTGATGAACCATCGCTACACTTTGTCGCATAAAATGATTCGATATCTCCAAAACCAGCTATGCAATCCTCACAATTTGTGTAATCTAAAACACTGTAAAAAGTATCATGAATACCTTCATTTTCTGATATTCCCGATACCACATAACATTGATAACCGTCACCAGAATATGGTAACCGTATTACACGACCCAAATCAACATAATCAAAAACATCTATATATATAGGTATCCGTGAACCACCACATGGGTAAAGTTCTAATGTAACACCATAACATTTAATACAATCTTCACATTTTGGTGATGGCGTAAATTCGGCAAATTCAGTAACAGTTGCCGCAGATTCGGTTATATCACCTACCGTCCAACAAAGACCTGAAAGACTTAGATGTGTTACGTCACCATTTTCAAATGATGGTGAACCCCATACAACAATTTGATTTTCAGGGTTAACGCAGTCGTAAAGTATTCTCCTATTGTATAATGATTCATTACATGTTTGACAGTTTGGTCCTTTTTTATCAGTTGGCCCCAAAATTTGTAAGATTGTTGCGTTGGGAGTATTTCCAAAAGATTGTTTATCAATCTCACAACAAAATGGTTCTTCAATACCATCCAAAAAGGCGGTAATCATAGTAGGCTGCTCAAATTGTATTGACGTTTCAATAAACCATGCAGATATAGGACTTTCAGGTGTCAAACAAGGTCTGATTCGATACACGTAAGTTATATTATTTAAACACGTTGTACAATTACCATCAAAAACACTTCCGTAAGAATCTGAAAAAGAATAAATTATGTTTACACCATATGGACTCCCAATTTTCTCAACCGAATAAAGATAAAAACAACTACTAATTGTTTGACCAAAGCCTCCTTTCATTATATAAAAAAATGACATGTAATATACACAGTCCAACTGGGGTATATCAATAAGACCAAAATCGTTTAAAAGACCTGGCCGAATTGGGTAAACTTCACCTGTGTTACAGTCTTTAAAATTAAAAGTTCTACCCAGTTTATCAAGACATCTATAACAAGATACTACACCGTCGAAGTTACCACCAAATGGTAAAACATATGTTACTGAAGGAGACGCTTGTCCTGATATCGTCAAACAGTTATCGGAAGTTAAACAAGAAACACCAGGTGTTAACTCTAAATCCGTAAATATCCAATAAAATGTTTCTTGGTTAGTACATCGTTCTATACACGAAGAACCGCTATAATAAGGCATAATTTTTTTTTATTTATAATTTATAATTTGAAATTTTAATGTTCTTTTATAAGTATTAATTTCACCAGAACTCTCAACTTTAATATCTACAAAATATTCATTTGGTATTTTATCTCTTGTATCAAAAATGAAATAATATTCATTCGGTGTTCTATTAATTTTTGTCCAATCTTGAACTTGTACTTCCGTTTGTCCTTCTCTGACGTAAACTCTATAATAAGCACTTACCTTTTGTAAAAGTTTTTGTGTTGTGTATGCTTGTTTAATTACTACACCTACTTTTCTAATGTCAGTCTTGAATATTTTTTCATCTTGTTTAATACCATAAAAATCAAATCCATAGATTTTTGGGTCTTGGGAATTTGTACCAATTTGTAGACTTTGACTTAATGGGAATAAGTTAAATGTGTTATATTGGTCAGGTAATGGAAAACCATTCAACTCTAAACCATACCATAAATCACTAAATGTACAAGGTGTAGAAAATCCAACTAAAGGTGGTATTGTTACTTCATAAACACCTTTTGTTCTTTGACAAGACGGGATACCCGTTAACGCTGGTATTGGATTACCCGAATTATCTCTAATAGTAACAAATGGTGGGGTATCTAAGCTGATAGGTAAACCATTGTCGTATAAGTATAAATAAAGGTGATTAACCCTTCCTAATGTAAAAAGATTTCTATCATCATCTATATAGTCATTATAACTTGTTTCAAGATATGGTTCATAAAACGTTTGGGTATGTCTTGTAAAAAACTGAACCTCATAAGCGTCAGTCAAACCTGTTAAGTTTTCTATTTGAGGTTTGTAGGCAATACCCCATCCTGCGGTAGTAATTGAACCATCTAAAACACCTTCAATTTCACTTGTCATATCAAAAGCAATATCTTCATTACCAAACTCAAAATGTTGAGTGTCTACGATATGAAGTGATGAAAATGGATACAAACCAGTTTCTGTATTATTGTATATTCCTGGAGTACCCCACTCATAAATTGTTGTTCTATTAAACCAATTAGATGGTCTTACAGAATAATTTTTATCTAATTCATTATAAGTGTAAATTAAATCAGCATAATCATATCCGACACCTTCATCCCAATTTTGAACTGTTAATTCTTCATCAAGTAAATTTGGTATTCTAAATAAAATTAAATCGAATGAAGTAGCTCTTTTTCTTAATTGTGATGTCTCAGTATTTAATAGTTCTTGATTAAATGATGATGTATTCACCATTCTTAAAGTATGTGTTACTGAATCGTTACATGATGTGGTTATTGTACCATCTGTATATTTTTCTATTAATAGGCCTAAATCCAAGTCAAATATGAAACGGCTATAACCATTTGGATATGTTAAATTAACAGTTGACCCATAAAATAATTCTGTAACAGGATTTCTTCCTGTATTCACAAAACTATTTAATATGATTGTATTATTTCTACTAAAATACGAATTATTAATTGACATTAACGTTTTTAGTAATAAATATCAATTAATTCGGATTTCGTTATTAAGAATATTATTTTGAGCGTCAGAAAGAAGAGCGTCTATGTCTTCCACGGTTTGTCCATTACCTGACGCAACTCTAACAGGTTTAAGTACGGCAACAGGATGAACATGACCTTTAACAAATGACCAAATTTTTTCAATCAACTCAATCATTAAATCTCCACGTACTGTTGGATATGTTTGAAAATATAACGAGTTAGTACCATTAAATTTATCTTGTGGAATACCGTATATTGTTTCATCAAGAAAAATTTGACCTTTAGGTCCTTTTGAGTCGTGAGATAATAGATAAATTCTCTGTCCACCCATAACACTATAAGTGACTCCTTCAGATAAAAAATCGGATGGAATATATGATTCAGTTACAAAACTTGCGTCTTTACCTATTTTCGGATTTCCATTTCCTTCAATACCCGAAATCAAGAAAAACCCACTTTCATTTGTTGCCGGGTTCATTTTAATTTCATTACTAAATCTAACAAAATTATTAAATTCCGCAATATCAATTGAAGTTCCACCTGTAAATTTTGTTGCTAAATTATAATTCTCAATTGATGGTGTTACTATAAATGGTAATAAACTTGTTTTATCTTGACCAATTGTAGGGTTTCTAAAAGTATATCCTGGCATTTGTAAATAACCATTCCATAACTCATTTAAAAAAGTATTACATAATAAAACAGCTTCTTCAAATGTTTTATTTTCAAAAACAACTTCAGCCAAAGGAGATTCATACTCACCTGGTAAAATTTTTGTTATTGTTTCGGCATTAAATGTTTGTGTTGTGTATTTTGGATTCTGAATAACATTGTGTAATGATATACTACCTCTAAAATTATTTTGAGTGTTATCTAAATTAGAAATGTGCCAAATAATTAATTTTTTAATAAACGTTACATTTTCAACTAATCTACTTGATGTTTGTTCAGGTAATTCAATTTGTTTTCTTGAAAAATTTGTTAGTTGTAAAAATGCTCTTCTATAATTTGATACTGGTAATTGGTTTGATTTAAATTCAAAACTTTTACCTGCTCTAATTAATACTTCATTAGGTTTTACAATAACGTCAGCGTCTCCTCTACCTAATAAGGCATTATCACCAGGTTCAGGAAAAATTCCTTCAGAACTTTTTTCTCTATAAGAACCATTTTTGTCTTTTAAACTTTGATTTTGTTTAATTCTATCCCCTGAAGCTAAGAATTTTTTAGCACCCTGAAAATTTTCAAAAGGTGTCATAACTGGAGATGAGAATGGACCTTGAATATAAAATTGATTTTGATAAGGATAAAGTCGGTTCATGTAAAAAATATTTACATATTCACCAACTTTTGGAATTTGATTTATATAAAATGGTAATAAAGGTAAAAATATCAATGGGTCTCTACTTGTCCATTTATCTTTTTCTTCATCCCAATCAGGTATTGAATCGATGATATCTTTAAAATTTACAGTTTCAGGTATGACACGTAATCTACCTAAAACCATTGGGTCAGAATCATCAAGTACAATGCCCGGGAACATTATTTGATATTTATTTTCTTCTGTAATATTAATCATTTTTTTCGACTTCTACTTTGATACTCTTTTAATATTGTATTATAGTTATTTTCTAACTTATCTAAATGATGAGTTAATAATACAAGTTGATTTTTTGTTTTTTCAAAATCATTATGTATAAATTCCATTACAAATTCTAAATCTTTATTTGAAGACAATTTGTATTCTTTTAATATTGATAATACTTTTTCAGCCTCTTTTTCGTTTGACATTCTTATAGTTTTTTTCCAAATACACTTTGTGGAACCGTTAATCCCGCAGGTGTGATAGTTAATGGACCTACCGCAACTTGTACTTTACCATTTTCAGTTTCTTCCAAATTCATACCTTTGATAGTTGCAAATTTACTCAATACTTCTAAATTTGGACTACCATCAGGTAAATCTCCGGTTGGAATCCCTATTTTTTGTAACTCTTCAATGACATTAATAAATGCTCTTGTCTCTGAATACCCATCTAACAATTGACTTGCAAAAAGTAAAGGTAATGGTATTTGAGTTTGACCATTTGCAGAATTTAATGCTAAACTTAACAGATTTAAAAGTTCATCAACAACACTTTTACATTTTCTAAAATCAGTTACAAATTGAGCAACTGCTAGTAAAATACCAACAAGTTTTAAAATTATCACTTGTTTTTTTATTCTAATCTCTTTTGAGATATCATTAATAATTTGTATGATTAATTGTTTAATATCTTTTTTAATTAATTCAAATAATTCTTCAACGAATAATGCTCCAATTTTAGAAATTAAATTCTTGGCATATTCTTTAAAGTTTTTGATAAATGAATACATCGAATCTACCGCACTTTGGAAAGTTTCTCCCAAAGAATATAACATAATAAAAATTGGTAATAATAACTTAGGAAGAACAACCGCTCCAACAACACCTTGTACAAATTGTTGAATAAAACTCGTGTCTATTGCCCCATCTATATTTGGTCTAACACCAAATTGCCATGCAGGATTATTAGCCAAAGTATTAGAAGCGGCAATTGCTGCATCTACAATTTGTTCATCAGGTACGTAAATTAAGTTTGCAATTGCGTCATTAATATCATCCGCATTCACAGGTAGTTTGGCAGTTGTACATTCTAAGTATTCGACAACACCAAGTTGAAAGTTTGCAATTGTTTCATTGATTTGTCTTAAATCCATTTCTGTAAATTCAAAGAAACCTTTTTCGATATCACCCAACTCAGCAATTTTCGCAATTCCGCTAGTATCAATTTCTTGTCGATTATCAAAACATAATCCAAGTATTCTTGATACGATTATATCAAATTTAGTTGCATCTTCTACTTGAGTAATACCTAAATCGGCACTCAAAGATGCTGATTTACAAAGTGATTCCATTATTTTACCTATAACACCTTTGAGCTCAATTGGTTGTAAAGTTTTATAGTAGTCAATCATAAATTCTTTAACTCGATTAATATTATTATTTCGGTTAACTAATGTGACTTTAAAGTAAGGAACACCACCAACTTCTACATATTGTATATCAAATAAATCTTGACCTGAAGCTCCTTTATATAATTGACCATTATCCACAGAATAAGGTTGACCACTTTGGATTCTTTGGTATAATTCTCTGTTCATTGGAAAAGGATTGTTCTGAACAACAATTGCATCTTTTTCATAAAAAACTCTACCAACTCGTGATGATGGGTCTATCTTTAATAAAGATGTAAAATCTAAACTTTGAACTGGAATATATATGTCTTGAGGATTGTATGTTTGAGTTTGGTCACAACCTAAAACATTAATAGACTCCATTATTAAAATCTCACTAATTTTAGGTTGAATATTTTTTACAGTTTGAATTAATAGTTTTTTAATATATTTGGCGGAGTTAGAACCCTTACCTGAAGTGATTTTATTTATATCTAATAATTCGTCAAACTGATTCTTTATTTTTTTTTCAAACGCTTCTTTCTTTTCTTTTATACCTGAAAGACTCTCAGCATATAAACTTTGTAAATTATCTAAAGTACCTCCGGCCTTTTTTGATAATTCATCATATTTTGTTTTTAAATCATTGTAGGATTTACTAGAATTAACTTTATCTTTTAATTTGTCATAATCTACTTTTAAGTCTATTGAAGGCATAATGAATTATTTTTTCATTTTATATGTTTCATCAGATTTAGAAATATCTTTTTCAATTAAAGTTTTCATAAATTCATCATCAACATCTAAATCAGATAATGTAAAAGATTCTTTAGTTGAACTATTTTTTTCCCACATACTAGATTGTAATTTAGATAATTGTAATTTTTTTTCTAAACAATCGTTAACAATTTTTTGTTGTTCTTTAATTACTGGACCTAAAACAGTCATGTCTTCAGATTCTTTCATCATTGACAACATTTTGTTTTGAATTCTAATTGCAGTATTTCTTTGTTCAACCAATTCATTATAAATTTCTTGCATCAATGATAACATAGAATCTTTAGTTAAATTGATTTCTTTTTTTGTGGGACGTGGCATATTGATAAATACTGTAATTTATTTTTTTTTATTTTACCATTTTCTCAACTAAGTTGTGGTATATAACTTTGTATTTTTTCATTGAACTTCTAATTTCTTTTGTATTTAAATTAGTCATTTCTCTTAACGATAACAATATAATATTCTTATTAAATTTATTGTTAGAAGTTCCTATAAATATTTGTTCGTAATTTTCAAATATATCATACAACGCCTGACCTAATTTTACTTCATTTTCAGAAAGATTTTTATCTGATAATAATAAATCAATTTCAACTAAAAAATTTTTTATTATTTTTTCAGAATCTAAATTATCTGCGTCAATATTATAAGAAAATTCAGTTCTATTTTCTAAATCACTAGAAATATCTTCATATGAAATTTTTCTATTGATATCTTTTTGGTCTTTAATTATTTGACCCATCAAATAATTTTTACAAATTGTACCGAAATATGAATAAGCCTTTTTTTCTTTTGAAGGCTTAAACTTATCTATTTTGGTCATTAAAAATGAGTGAGTATCTATATGTATTTCATAAAAATCCATATCTTTTCTGTACAATTTGTATCTTCTTATAATGGAAGATATCATTTTGTCTAAAGGTTTTCTGAGAAACTCATTATAAATTTTATTTTTTTCTTCAAAAGAAGTGGCGGATAAAAAATTTACCACAGCCAACTCCTCTCGAACATCAAAATAATTAGTTTGTTTTGGTTTCCTACCTTTCTTTTTTAACTCAACACTGGTTTGTCCAGAAATATCTTGAGTTTCAATCATCAAACTTCTTCAGTTTCGTATTTTATGGCTCTATCATGAATGAAAAAATATTCTTTCTTAGCCGATTCAATCCAAAACCTTACTTCATCATCAGTTAAAACATTGTCACCATTTTTGTAATTCCAAAAAATTGAACCTGTTCTTAAATTAACATGTTTATATCCAATTTTAGGTATTGTCATTATTTTAATTGAATTGTGTGTCATTCTTAAAAAGAACTCATATCCAAAAGTTAATTTAAATGATGCTTTTAATAATCCAAAATCAATAAATGATTCTTTTTTAATAACCATTCCTGACAATTGGAAATTTTGAAATTGATGAAGTGTTTCATTTATTAAAAATCCCATTTCTTCTGAAATGTTTAAAGCAAAAGTTGCTTCATTTGTAAATCCAACGAATAAGTTTTTTTCATCGGTATCAACAACAATTGGTAAAAAGGCATGTACTTCAGGATATGACTCCGAATAAGATTTAACATTTTTAAACCAAATTGATGAATATTCATCATCAAACTCAAAAATAGATATAAATTTACCTTTAGCAATTCTTGCTCCTATATTAACTTGTTCACAAAAGTTTGGTTCTTTTTTCCATTCTTCTTTAACCAAATTTATACCTGTAAAATCGTATGAACTTAAAAATTCAAGTAATTTACTTTCATTTGTATGAACAATTATTAATTCTTTAAACCCAACTTTTTGAGTTTTTAATGAGTTAATACATTTTGTAAAGTACTCTTCAAAATCGATTGCCGATGCACTTTTTAGTGGTAAGATGACTGATAAGTCTAAAATTTCTTTTTCTAATGTTTCCATATTATTCTTCTACTGTTTCTTGTAATTTATTTAGTTGTTCTTCAAATGATTCAATACGAATTTTGAAATATTCTTCGAAAAGGTCTAATACATTTTTATTAAATGATTCTTTTGTTGGTAAAGATTCTACTGTTTTTTTTATGTTTTCATAAAGTTCTGGTTTAAGATTGTCTTCTAACCAATTTTGTAAAATATCAGCAATAAAATCTACAGTTTGAATTTTATTGTTTATCCAAAATCCATTTTCTTCATTTAACCATTGTGGTAATAAATTAGGTACCACACCCAAAACAGGTACACCTGATTTCATACTTTCTAATGGGAATGTACCATATGAACTTGTTTCATCAATCCACACTGATAAGAAACTATCTTGAAGAGCTAATGCAAATTCTTTTTCAGTTAACCCTCTCATATCTCTAAATGTAATCCATCTATATTGTGGGAATTTCAAATAGAAAGATTTAATAGTATTTACAGAATCTCTTTGGTCTCTTGAAAAGATAGTGATGATTGGTTTAGATGGTTTAGTCTGAGGTTTGAAATGGTCAGAGATATATGGTTCAATAATATCAAAAGATATATTTCTCATAATTGACTCTAATAACTCTTCTTGTTTTTTTGACGTGGTAATACATTTGAAAAAACCAAGTTGATTCCAATTTTGTCCAGGTTGTAAAGTCTCCAATATGTAATCGTAAGCCTGAGATAATACAATTTTACCACATGTTAATTTTGTAATTTGAGACATAACAAATCCATAAAGTTCAGGTATAACAATAAAATCATCAGGTGAGATTGATAAGTTTGTACCTTCAATACAGTTGTGAGGTAGTTTTTCCATAAACTCATGACCAAGCCATTCTGAAACACCTGTGTAATCTGGTTTTTCGTGTAGGATAATAGGAGTATAACCTGATTCATGTAATACCATCGCCATTCTATAAATTACGGCGACTGATGCTTTTGCATGACCTTTTGTGTCTTGTACAATAAAATAAATCTTAGATGATTTATTTTTCATGTTTTGAATTGAATTTTCTAACTTTGAAAGTTGTTCTTTGTTCATTTTTTAAAATTTAGTTAATATATGTTTATTCATTAGAGAATTAAATGCTATTTTGAATGGAATCGACAATTCAGAACTTTTTTCACCTAATTGTTCATCAACTTGTTCTGATTCAGTCAAAAGAATCTCAACCATCATTTTAACCATATCATATTTTACAACACTAATATGGTTTTCATTTCCCCCTGATGGGTTTGGGATATTTATGTAACTTTCGATTTTATCTAAATCTAAAAAGTATTCTTTACCTAAAACTTTTAACATGGTCTTATTTTATTAATTGTCTCTTCAAATTGCTTTAAAGAATTTATTTTATAATATGTTTCAATCTCTTTATTATAGTCAGTTTCAAATTTCACAACTATTTTATCAGATGGATAATCTAATAATAAGTTAGGGTTTGATGTAAGTAAAATGTCAATTTCATTCCACATTGAATTAATTGTAGAATTACTGTAAAATTTTATTTTTTCGATTAGACAACCAAATTTTGATAAGAAGAATAAAGTTGCTGGTTTAGACTTTCCTATCTCGTCAGAAACTATTAATAAATCAAATTTTTCTCTTAAATTATGATATATTTCATTTAAATCATTAAATGATGTAAATTCAGATGATGATGCATGTCCAAAAATCTCCATAGTATATTCTTCAAATAAAAAAGAATAAAGTTCATCGTCAGTTTGAAATTTAAAATGATTTCTTAAATTTAAACTCGTTACAGGTAATTCCATACCATACTCAAATGGTTCGACCGATTCTAATAATTCAGTATTACCTGAGTAATCTAAATTAAATTTAGGTAACTCAGAAGAATCAAAATTATTTTCTATATAAAATTTACTATAAGTCTGTTCAATTTTACCAATAGTATTTCTTAAAACACCATTTATTTCAATTCCTATTCTCATTCTTCGTATTTTTTTAAAATTTCACCAATTAGAGGATTTCTAACAACGTCTTTAGATTCAAATTCAAAAACTCCAACATCATTTAAATTTTTGAATTTTTGTATTGCGTCATATAATCCTGATTGTTTTTTATCTTTATATCTGTCTGTCTGTTCTAAATCACCTGATATAAAAAATTTACTATTAAAACCAATTCTTGTTAATAATAATTTCATTTGATTAGGTGTTGAATTTTGTGCCTCCTCAAAAATTAGAATTGAGTTATCTATATTCATACCTCTCATATATGCTAAAGCAAAAACTTCAATAACCTCCATCTGTTTTAATTTTTCTCTTGATTCTTTTCCAATAATTTTGTTCATTAAGTAATATGATGGAAAAATATAAGGGTCCAATTTTTCCTCAACATTTCCAGGTAGTGAACCAAGTTTTTCCTCAGCTTCAACTGCCGGTCTAACAATAATGATTTTTTCATATTGTGTGTTTGGGTCAGAAAGTAAATCTAAAGCCGCTTTCATTGCGATATAACTTTTACCAACACCAGCAGGTCCTGAACAAATAGTAATTTGTTTACCAACTAATAAATCATAATATTTTTTTTGATTTTCAGATAAAAATTTTTCTTTAGATTTTTTTTTAATTACTTGTAATATTTGTTCTTTTTTGTTTACTTGAGGTTTAACTTCCTCAGATGTATTTTGATTAACTTTTTTTCTACTTGTCATTTTTTGTGATTTTTATGTTTTCTTACGATATGTTGAGTATTCGCAATCCTATTTTGAGATTTATTACGTCTTATCATTAATTGGTCTTCTTTAGGATTTAAAAAATTATAATTAGAAATAAATGTTGGAATAAGTATAATTTGTTTATTGAAAAACTTGTATACGTTTAACCAAAAATAATAATCTAACGACCAATTTTTATAATCCTCATACTTTGGCCATTTAACTGTTTTTAAACATTCAACATGACTAAAAACGTTTCCTGTATCAATCATACTACTTCTAGGAATTGACTCTTTAAGTCTTAACTCTCCAGATTTAGTTATTTGCTGACCAACAATAATACCTTTAAAATTTTCTTCACTTATTTTCAAATATTCTTTGTACATCCCTATATTAAAAATAGTGTCGTCATCTAAACAACAAAAATATCCTTCATTTAAATTTTCAAAAACAAAATTTCGTTTAGTCCATCTTTCTTTATCGTCACAATCAACTTCATAAATTTTTATATTATCATTGTCCTCTAAAAAAGAATATTCTAATTTATTTGTTTTATTTGACTTGCTAATGTGCCACATTATATCATCGTTTTTTGGAATTGATTCATAAATTTGTTCCAAATTTTCGGGTCTATATAATGGTGTAACAATGTGTAACATTAATTTATTTTTTTGTCTGATTCTTATGTGGAAAGGGGATATTAGGTATTTGTTTTTGTAAAAACGGACATATTTTTTCCCATCCGTCACCTTCCTCAAAATTTAAAATTAAAAGTTTATCAGTACCTTTAAAGTATTCAATAATTTGATTATTTCTGGATTCATATTTTTCAATCATATTAGGTATGTCTGATAAAAAATCATCATTACCATAACATGTTTGTGAAATTGTTTTATAAAACCATCTATTTTTTTGTCCTATTTTTTTATTCCATCTTAAACAAGAGTCAACCCATTTTTGACTATCTCTTATTGTTAGTATGAATTTTGAGTCAGGATATTTTTCATTAAGTTTTACATAAAAATCAGTATGATTCCATGGTCGGTCTTCAAATGCATCATACTTTAAAACCAAATCATAAAGTTTGGATAGTTTACCTTCATAATAGTCAGAAAAATATTTACTATTATTATCATACATAATTTTTTCTGGACAAAATCTATAGTTCAAATGTTTTAACGCAGATGTAAGAGTTGTTGTTCCAGTTTTATTTTGGCCAATACAGAAAATTTTCATTATAACTTATTTTAGTAAAAAAAATCAAATAATAAATTATTTTGTGAAATTATTTGATTTATGAGGTTTATTTCTTCTTGTGATAATACTTTGAGATAAGTATTAATATTATTAGAATCGATTTCACCGATTAATTTTTTTTTCCAATCCATAGTAATAGATGGTTCATCAAAAAATTTTTTTGAATTAAAATTCATTTCAACATCTGTAAAAGTGATATTTAAAAAGTTAAATATTTTTTTTATTGAATTTTCAATATCAGATATAATGTCTTCATAAAATATGATTAAACATCTTTCATTTTTATTTTTTAAAAAAAGAGATATTTTATTATTGTTATCAATCCATCTATTGGTTATTTCTTCTACTGAATTGGGAAATTTTGGTTTGTATTTTGATTCAGGTAATTCGTTAACTTTTATGTATGATGAAACAACATCTTTAGGATTTCTAATTATAAAAATATATTTTGGTTCATCATAGATTAACTCAATATCTTCTAAATGATTTAAAAAATAATTGTTTTTATCCCCCCAAATCTCAATATTTTTTTTATTAATTTGATTACCATAAAAAACATATATTTTTTCAATTAATTCAAAATAGTTTTTTATTTTTTGTTTCTTCAAATAGACGGATAGGTTTTTCTTATTTAATGACCACCCCTCAATTTTTTTAGTTTCAAATAAATCGTCCAAAAACAAATCAATCATTTCCATTTTAAAATTTTTATATTTTTCAAAAAGAAAATGAGAAAACCCACATTCTGGTGGTACTACAACATTATCATGACTGTTTATTAATACACGTAGTAAAGAAGTTCCAGACCTAGGATTACCTAAAATTATTAATGGTTTATTTTGAATCATCTATGTCTTTGGTTATTTAATTTATTGTATATTGAAATTGTTTTATTAATTAATTTTACTTTATATTTAAAAAACTCCCATACCATTAACCAAAAAAAATAATCAATATTTGAAGTTTTTATATCCTGAGGATTTGGCCATTCAACGTGAGGTAAACAAGAACTATTAGAAATAACATTATTCATATCAATTTTACCTGATTTAGGTACAGAAGGTGTTAGTTTTATTCTATTAAATTTATCCATTTGTCTACCAATAATTAATCCTTCAAAGTTTTCATTTTTAACTTTTGAATATTCTAAATACATATTCTCATGAAAAATGGTGTCATCATCTAAAAAACAAAAATATCCATCTTTTATGTTACTCAAAATTTTTCGTTTTTTTAAATAAATTTCATTATCTAAACAATCTACTTCATAAATTTGAATTCGTTTATCTAATAAAATTTCTTGGACTTTAATTTTTTCAGTTTTATCTGATTTTGCAATATGCCAAACTATATCCTCATGACTTGGAATTGATTTATAAATTTCCAATAAATTTTCAGGTCTATATAATGCTGTTACAATGTGTAGCATTTAAAAAAAATTTTTAATTATATCTAGATTTTTTAATTCATCTAAATTTTTTCTAAATTTATCAAATTCTAAATTTATAGAATTATCGTCAATTAAAGTGTAACGACCTGTTACACTAGTATAAAATGATTTGTTGTAGATATTATTTTCTTTATATATCTTTGAACAAATTTTACCAATATCAATCAAAAACAAATTATTATCAATAATAATGTTTTTTTTATTATGTCTACCACCCGTCCATTTAAATTCTTTTTTTAATATACAAACTTTTGATTTCCAATTTATGTTTTTTCTATATTTGTTTCTTTGTTCTAAAATTGGTAAATCCTCATCTAAAAAATTTTCATCGTAGTCTTGGATAATCTCAATACCAATTGGACAATATAAATTTTCGTTTGTGTCTTCAATATATTTTTTTAGATTTGGATGGTAAATTAATTCATCTATGTCGGCGTAAACAACAATATAATTTTCTTTTAATAAATTTTTTTGTATTTCATTCTGAAGTGTGACAACTTTTCCTTTTCCTAATTCATTTTTTTTAATCACTTTAAAATTATCTTCATTAAAATTTTTTAATTTTAAATATTGTTTAAGATTTGTTGAATTTTTTTCATTTATTAAAAATAAAAATTCTTGTTTATCAAAAAATTTTGTATAATATGATATGAATTTTTCAGAAAAAAAATTAATTCTATCAATATGAGTTATTAGTTTATATTCCATTATATAGTTTTAATTATTTTACATGGATTACCATAAGCTAAAACGTTATCAGGTATGTCTTTTGTTACTAAAGAACCCCCACCAATAATTGAGTTATTACCAATTTTAACCCCATCAAAAACATTAACACCAATACCAATTTGACAACTATTACCTATTGTAACATTACCTGCGATATTTGTACCTGGGTTTATTGTTGTATAGTTCCCAATTGTGGTATGATGACCAATACTCACATTTCGGTTAATAAATACATAATTACCAATTGAAGATTGTCCTGCGATACATACCATTGTATTGATTATATTTCCAACTCCAATTTTAACAGTTGATGAAATATCAGAATTTTTAGAAATTAAATTAATAAATTGATTTAAATTAATCTGTTGAAAATTATTTAATAAATTAATTTTTGTATTTTTTTGTGTAACACCAATAACAAAATTACTATGATAATTTTCTTGAACTTCTTTGAAAAAATTTATTTCAAAATTTGAATTAATAAAAGTTTTATTAGGTAATTGAGATAAATTATTAATGATATTTATTTTGGGAAAGTGATTATTACTTTCTAAAATATCAAAAATCATAGTCAATGTCGCCTCACTAAATCCTAAAATAGTGATATCAGAATTTAAATTCATTTTGTTTTATAAACTTCGAATTTACTTAAGTCAGGATATTTTAATTCTAAATCGTCATTATGTTTTGGTGTTCCATCGTTATTCCAAAATTGATTCATTAATAAAATACCTCTAGCACATAACTCCGGCATCATATAAAAATTCCATCCTATTACAGGGTTTATGTCAAAATTATCTTCATGATAAGAGCACTCATCTCTTCCACTAAATCTTGCTTTTTTAAACCATTTATACGCTTCTTCATCATCCGTCAATATTGCACCACCTTTAGACAATTTTAAATGTTTATAAGGTCCTGTAAAAGAAACACACATATGTGTGTTTGGTTTATACATGTTGTATGTGAAACTTAAAGCACTATCCCAAACTTTAGTGGGGTAAAGTTGATATGAACCTTTTAAGGTTTCTCCACTAACAGGCATAAAATCAATTATACCTCCGGCATGTATTATTTCACAAGGTACTGAAGGATATGTCCTTGATGGTATACTAATTTTTTTACCTTGTACTTTTTCATACATTAAACATAAAAAAATTGCGTTAGATTGATTATCTACTGATACAACAAAAGGTGCTTTTGTATACTCAGAAATACTTTTTTCAAACTGCTCTGTTATTTTGTAAACTCCGTTTGCCATAATTTTTTGTTTTGAAAACCAAATGATTTAAATTCTTTTGGTGTGATTATTCCCAAATCTAAATTTTCCATGATTTTATGAATCCTTTTAAGTAATTCAATATTTGTTGTTTTAATTTTATCCTTATAATATAAATTATCTTCTAATCCAATACGAATACCGTCAGAAAATGTTAATCCTAAAATATTTGAATCCAATTGAAATTTTCCAATTCCACCAAAACACATTACTGAATTTTTTGGTTTGTTATTAACGATTGAAGAAACTGTTGATAAATCTAGTTGAGCATTGTATACGTTACCAAAAATAACATTTATATAATTAGGTCCAGTTAGAATATTTTTTTCAATAAGGTAATTTGTATAATTTAACATACCCGAATCAAAACATTCAATTTCCGGTATTACTCCAAATTCTTTCATTTTTTCAATCAATAAAATTATCGTATCAGGTGAATTTAAAGATGCTCCTGTTGGGAAATTCAAAGAAGACATAGTTAAAGACCCCATATCAGGTAATAATTCTAAAACTTCAGTTCGTTTCTCAATCTCGGGAAAATTTCTTCCTGTTAATGAAACACAAATTGTTAAATCAGGACAATATTTTCTTATTCCCTCAATAATTGGTCTATAATGTTCACTTTTATAACTGTTTTCTAAAGTGAATGGGTCCCTGGCATGTAAGTGAGTTAATGTTATACCTAATTCATATGCTTGATGAACCTCCTCAATAATTTCTGATGGTAATAAAGGTGCTAAAGAATTTTTTCGATTTGTTTGAGTACCTGTCGGAGTAAAATTTATAATTTTATTTTTTTGTGTCATAATTAATATATATCTTTATTACGATAATTAACTAACCAATAATCAATCATCTCATCTAACATAGATTCAAATGTGTAGTCATGAGTCCATCCAGTTGTTTTTATAAGTTTAGAAGAATCCCCTTTTAAATCGTGTAATTCTTCAGGTCTTAAAAATTTCTCATCTTGAGTTACATATTCTTCATAGTTTAAACCTAATGAAGAAAACACGTAATCACAAAGTTCTTTAACTGAATGAGATATCCCTGTAGAACAAACAAAATCATCAGGATTTTCTAATTGAAGAATTTCCCACATTGCTTTAACATAGTCTTTAGCATGCCCCCAATCACGAGTAGCATCAAGATTACCTAATTTAAGTTCGTTAGATAGTCCTAATTTAATCTTAACCGCTTCTTTACATACTTTATTGGTTACAAAGTTAGTTCCTCTTCTTGGTGATTCATGGTTAAATAAAATACCATTAGAAATGAACATACCATAAGAGTTTCTATAGTTACGACAAATGTTATAACTGAATACTTTTGCACATCCGTATGGTGAGACAGGGTTCATTGGTGTTGATTCTCTTTGATAACCATCAGAATCAATTGAATTACCGAACATTTCTGATGATGATGCTTGGTATATTTTTGTATCAGGTTTTATTAATTTAACCGATTCTAAAAGATTTAACGTACCCAAACCTGTAACGTTTGATGTGTATATTGGTTGGTCAAATGAAATTCTAACATGTGACTGAGCCGCCAAATTATATATTTCATCAGGCATTACTTTTTGTATTACATTAATTAATGATGACATGTCTGTTAAATCACCATAATGTAATTTTATTTTATCATATACTTTATCTAATCTTGAGGTTTGATTTTCAGCAACCGAATTTCTTTTTAATATCCCATGAACTTCATAACCTTTTTCTAATAGAAATTCAGACAAGTAAGAACCATCTTGTCCATTAATACCTGTAATTAATGCTTTCCTCATGTTTTTTAGTTATATTAATTTTTGAACCAAAAAACTCCACATTGGTCCACAACTTTAATTTCATCATTAATTTTATTTTGATTTCTAAAATCGGAAACCGCTTTAACACAATTTTTTAAACAATAATCATCAATAATTATTACACCATCTTTATTAACTTTTTCATATAAATTACTTAGAACATCAATAGTTGAACCATACATGTCACCATCAAATCTTAAAATACTTAATTTTTGAATTTCTTTATTATCTTTTAAAGTTTCATTAAACCATCCCTTAAGAAAAATAACATTTTCATCTAAAACATCATATTTTTTAAAATTTGATTTAACCTCATCTAATGAAACTTTAAGATAGTTAAAAGTATGATGAGTATCTCCCAAATCATCAGGATATAATTCTACGTTTGGTTTAGGTAATCCCTCAAATGAATCGGCAACAAATGTTTTTCTATTCATATTATAAAACTTATTATAAAAACTTATAAAAATTGATGCACCACCTCTCCAAACTCCTGTTTCAATAAAATCTCCATCTATGTTATTTTCTCGGACATAATCTAAAGAATTGTGAAGATTGTCCAATCGTTTAAGTCCAATCATAGTATGAGCTCTGTCTGGCCAGTCTAATCCGCCCAATCTTTTTTCATCGACATTTTTATTTAAAATTTCCAAAATTTTTTCATCATCTGGAAAAACATTATTATCGTAGTAGTTATTTCTAACTTTTTCATCAAAAACTGTGTCAGTTAATAATCTTTTTAAAAACTCTAATTTTAGTTCCATTTTTTTAATATTGTTAATTTATTATTATTTCCAAATTCCTTTTCAATTTATTAAGATTTACCCAATTCTGAATTTAAAAAATCTTGTATATTTTCGGAACATAATAATGGTGATAATTCATTAATTTTTTCATTACTTAAGTCCCACCATTTAATTTCTAAAAGTTTTTCAATGACATCTTTATCAAATCTATATTTTATAAGTTTTGCCGGATTACCACCAACAATACTGTAAGGTTCAACATCTTTAACCACATGTGAATTATTCGCTAATACCGCGCCATCACCTATTTTAACACCACTCATAATTGTTACGTCAGACCCAATCCAAACATCATTACCAATTATCACATCACCATTTGTTTTTGGATGTCCTTGACCATTAAATTTGTTAAAAACACCTTGATGTATATGTCCAAATGGGTATGTTGTAATCCATTCAACTCTATGATTCCCACCTAAATAAATTTTAATATTTGAGGCAATAGAACAAAATGAACCAATTTCTAATTTTGAGCCTTCCCCCCAAGTTAATACTGATATATTATTATGTCCATAAGTGTATTTACCTACATTCATTTTCTTTTTAAAATTGTTAATCCATTATTATTTTCAAATTCCTTTTCAATTTCCCAAGACTTACCCAATTCTGAATTTAAAAATTCTTGAATTGCTGGAACCAAACCTTGTTTGTTTACTTCTTGTGTTTTAATTAAATTACTTGCGTGTTCATATATTAGTTCATCATTTTGTCCAAAACTTACAGTATCATGTAAAATTATATATTTTCTAACTTTAGAAGAATGTAAAGTTAATTCAGATATCAATTGATTATATGTGTGTAAAGTATCAATAAAAAGTAAATCAGTTTCTTCTATTGTTGTTTTTAAAACATCCTCATTTAAAAAAATAAAATTTATATTATATTCTGAGCAAATATTAATTATTTCACTAATCTCTTCAGTTGATACAATATCATATCCTATTATTTTTTTTGGGTTAGACATTAAAAATGCCCATGTTGATGAACCCCATCTTATCCCCATTTCTGTAATGTGATTACATTTTAAAGAATATTCATATAATACATCCAAATGTTCATTGATGTCTGATTCTGTATTCTTATTCAATAAAAACTTTTCTTCAACCTTTTTCATTTTTTTAAAAAAAAATAATCAATCGATTAATAATCTAAACTATTGATTTTATTTATTATATTATTTTTTATTTAAATTAAAATTTAAACTTGTTCTATTTTATACTTTTTCATTTTTTCTTTATGAATTAATTTCATGATTTGTATATCATCTTGTCTTTGCATATTATTTCCAGTATAAATTCTATAATGAAAATAATCCATAGAAATTTGATGGATGTTTGTCATATGTTCTGGCTCGACCCAAAAACGAGTGATATCTTTATTAGTTAATTTTAAATTATGTTTATTGAAAAAATAACCTAAAGACAAATCGTCCACAAAATTAAAATCAATATCTTGTTCATTTTGTAAAATAAAATTAATAATATCTTTACTCATAAAAAAACAAGCCCCTGATACAAAATTAATTGTGTCACTTTTTCCTATAACACCTGAAATAAAATTTTCTTTTGGTTTATCTTTTAAAAATTCTTTAATTTTAAATTTATCAATATAAGAACTTGAGTTTGTTCTCACTATGTAATCAAAATCAAAATCTTTAATTAATTTTAACGCCTCAATAAATTTTTTTGAGGTGTTTTTTAAACTCTCTTTAATGTTTAGATGTATCTCGTTACCGACAATTTTATTTTCTGAACAATTTCCAAAATAGTAAAAAGTTTTAAAGTCATCAATTTCAAAGGAGTCCCAAGTTTGTTTTTGTGTTTCAAAAAAATCAGAATAATATTTCCCATCATTCATAGATAAAACTAAAAATAAAACTTTCATTAGTATAATAATTTTATAAGTTTATCAACTTCTGTTTTATATTTTGAATACGGCCTTAAAGAGTGAGAATCAATATAACCATATTTTTTTACTTTATCTTCATCGTATTTCCAATTAACTCTGTCTATTCTATCAATAGCTGTTGGATTCCAACCTCTGTTTAAAAAAATAACATTATTAGTTTTGTTTTTATATTCATTAACTTTATCGTACAAATATCTTTGGTCAGTAAACCAACCTTCGTTTCTAATTGACAAATACATACAAAATTGTTCCCAATTCAAATCAATATCAAAAACTTTAGAAAATAGTTTTGAATCCGCCGAGAAATAACACATAGGATATTGTTTCGCTCTCAAACATTCCGGATTATCGGAAGAATAAAGAATAATATTGTCCTCTGTTTGTTTTTCAGAATTATTTTTAAAATATGTTGGAGAAAGTGGTAACATGTCTATGTCTGAAATTAAACAAACACCATCAAGATATTTTGGTAAATAAAATCTAACAATTTGAGATTGTAGTCCTGAATTAACTCCATTTATATTTTTGAATTTTTTAACTAATCCAAATTCATCTTCATATAATTCCGAATCCTCATCACAAATCAAACCTAATACCGGAATAATACCAAAAACTTCTTTCCATATTTTAGAAACAACCGGCCAAAATTCTAGATACATCGGATTTGTATCTGAACCCATTAAAACATATTTTATATTTTTAATCATATTTTATTTTTTATCATACTTAAAATTTTCCAATCATCGTGTGGAACATCATTTTCATCAAATCTTTCACCAATAAATCTATATCCATCTCTTGGAAATGGAAATGGTTTACCTTGAAAAAAATCATCGTGTTCTAATTTATCATTTTTAAATTTTTCATAAATAATTTTTAAAAACGTTTGGTCAATACCGTAAAAATTTTCTCTATTTTTTGTGAAATTCTCAATTAAATTTTCCATATCGAATTTTTTACCTTTAACACCCCACATACCCGCTAAGATGCCAATAGAATCATTACCTGCAGGAATTTTATGATATGGATGGTCTCTCATGACATGTAAACTTTTTTTAGAATCAATCCATTCATATACTGCTAAACGTTCTCTTAAACTAATTCTACTGTCAGTATCTCTAAAAATAACATATTCACAGTCATCAAAATCAGATGCTAAAAATCTCCAAAAACAACCGTAAATAGTATCATCCATTTCGATTGTCTCAACCCCTAAATTATTTAATTTTTCAATTGTTTCAGTCGGTACGGTATTATCATAAAAAACAACCATTTCCCACTCAGGGTAAATATTTTTCCATAGTTCAGCATTTTTTATTGCTCCAATATTATACATTGGATTATCACCCCATAAACTAAAACTTAAATAATTCATGATAATTTGTTTGTTATTAACTCACTAATGTTTTTATCATAATCTACAAAATGACCTTGTGTACCATGAGAATCCATTTGATAATGTTTAATTAATTTTTGAGTCAAATAAACTTCATGTTTATACATCAAACTAAAAAATGTAGTAGACCTTTCATGAGCATGACCCGCAGTTTTGATACCATACATATTCTCGGCAATAGGTTCAAACCATTTCATATAAGAATTGAAAAAATCTACATTCATTGAACAGTTACTGGTTGATGACCACAACATATTTGGTTTCTGTCTCATATATGTTCTAATCGTCTTCTCCAAGTCAATTTTATAAACCTTCTTGATTGATTCAAATAAATCACCTGTCCATTCCTTATTGTCAATAAAATGATAATTACTACAAGGGAAAGGAATATACCCAATCATTTTTTGACCTTCAAACATGAACTTGGAGATGATTGGTTGTAAGTTAGGGGTTATAATAATATCATATTCAAAAAGATTAACATACTTTTTAGTGATAAGATTATTTTTCCATAAACAATACCAACCAGTATATGCGTTAAATGTAGGATATTGTTCGATATTGAATGGTAAGTTTCTTGCAATAATAACATTATCTTTCGATTCAATTTTATCTGTAGATTTACTTCCTAAAAAAACATATCTCAAGTTATCAAGGTTGTTGAATTTACCACTTTGTTCATATTCTAAAATAATATCTTGGTCATGACAAAAAATAAAAGTTTCACAAACATCAACATTAGTAATATCAATTGGTAAATTATTGTTATATTTTTCAACAAATTGTTTTCTTTTATCTTCCCAAGATTGATTTGTCATACCAATTGATAGGTGAGTTAAACGAATATCAGTAGTTACACCAATTTTAACACCATCAAGATAATTTGGCATACAAAATGACAAATCATAAAAATGGAATCCATTAAATTCCTCATCAAATTTGTGTTTGATTTTTGTTTTATCAAAACACATAAATAAACCATCAATTAAAACAACTTCTTCAGGTTTGTTTAATGGTTTAGAATAAGAACTTGTCCATTTTTTTCCTTCGTGTTTATGGTTAACAATACCATACATGGTTTGATTTACATCCCACCATCTACCTGATGAAGGTAAAAACTTTGAACCGGCAACACCGATAATCCCAAATTCAGTATTCTTGGAAAAAATCTTTAATAACTTATTACCCCAATTACTTGTCTCAAACTCAATATCATCGTGACAAAACACACAAATATCATTTGAACTTTGTTCAATTAATTCGTTGTAAACTTGAGGTAATGATTTTTCACCATTATTCACAACTTCAATTATTTCAACATTTTTTAAACCACATGTTTTTAAAACATATTCCTTGAATTGTGGTTTACTCTCTCTTGTACTATAACCTATTGTTATCATTTAATTAATTTTTATACATAAAATTATAAGCATCATAATCATCAACTTCACAAAAATCAAATTTTTCTTTTTCCCATTGCTCAGGTTTTTTTGTTGGACAATTATCCGCTTGACCTCTCATACATCTTCTTAACCAATCTTCAAATGATTTATGGTGGTAATGATTTATTTGTGCTACATCAATATCACCATTTTTATTAAATGGACCTGTAAACATTTCACCATTTGTACCCATTAATGGGGTATTTGGATTATGTGGTAAAACCATAAAACCATTTGAACTTAATTTCATAATTGTTTTTATATGTTGGTCAGCACCTTTTTGTTTTTTAAAAAATTGTTTTAACAAAGATTTTTCATGTTCTCCTCTAGTTATTTGACCATTAGCTCCAAAAAATTGCCAATTAATACCAACACCATAAGGATTATCAAAATCTTCTAAAAATTCTTTAATGTTATCATGTTCTTTTAAGACTATAAATTCGTCACAATCTAAAAAGGCGGCCCAATCAAATTTTTCCCTGAAGTTATTTAAGAAATGATTGTACGCTTCCATTTGTTTATGAGCCCCTGAAATTGGAATTTTAGTTACATAATCGGATTCAAAATTACAAACCCAATCATTCACATAAACATAAAATTCATCGAACCCTAATTTTTTATGGTAATTAACCCATTCTTCAAAATAAAAATCTTCATCTTTTGCGATACAAACTACAACTGTTTTCATATTAAATTCCTGTTGAACCAAAACCGTCTGACCCACGGTCTTTATTTATTAAATTATTTATTTCCTCAAGTTGAACCCATTTTCCATTAACTACGGGACATAAAACCGCTTGAGCTATTTTCATACCTTTTGGTATGGTTACTATGTAATTGTTAACATTAAAAACAATTACTTTAATTTCTCCGGTATATCCGTTATCAACTGTACCAGGTGAATTAAGAACCATTAAACCTTGATTAATTGCTAATCCACTCTTGGACCTAACCTGAATCTCATATCCATCTTTAATATCAAAAGAAAGTCCGGTTGGGACCAAGATTCTACCAAATGGAGGGATTTCCAAATCCTCAACTGAATGTAAATCAAAACCTGAATCAGAAGGGTAATTGTATTTTGGAGTAAACGCATCATCGTGTAATTTTTTATAACCTAATGGAAGTTGGACAATATCATTTACCATTCTATCTTCTAAATCTTTGATATCAACTCCAAATTCTTTTAATGTTTCATTAATATCTAATGTTTCATGAGAATCCATTATTTCTTTAAGTTTTTCTGAATAATCAGAAAAAAAATCATTATCTAAATTCATAGTTATTGTAATTCTTTTAATTTCTTTATTATCTCAATTAATACCTTAACATCATTTTCACAATATTTGGATATTTCATCTAATTTGTTTTCTTCCCAATAAGAGTTGTGAACCTTATCTCCTGTAACCTCACCTTGTTTTGAGGATTCAATCTCCATAGAAGCACATAATAAATCCAATGAACCTATTGATGTATACGCTCCATACTGCCAAATCTCTCTTGTATCGATTGCCTTAATTTCCCAAGGTTTAGTATCATAAGATGGTAAGATTGAAGGTGGCATCAACCCGTTGATAATCATACGTTTAGCCAACATAGGAATATCAAAGTTTTTCAGGTTATGTCCACAAAGGTGGAAATCCAACTTACCACAACGTTCAAGTAACTTCTGAACTTCTTTAAGTAAAGTATACTCATTCTCATTTGAGAAAGTTTGTGATTTAATATCACCATTATCCATGACAAAGGCAACACTTACACAAACAATCTTTGCAAATTCAGGAACAAGACCTGCTCTCTTTTGAAAAACATAGTTCATCAAGTCAGGTTCAGATGGAATATTATCTTCAGGAAATCTCTTCAAAAACCAATCAAAATAATTCTCAAATTGTTTGGCTAAAGAAGTATTGAACTCAAGACATTGGTCGTAGTTATAACAACCACCAACAGTTTCAATATCAATAAATAAGATTTTACTAATAGGTATTTTAATCATTTGCTCTGTTAATTATTTCAGGGTTTTGTTTAATAGTTTGAATTGTAATTAAATCTTTAATTTTGGTTGTGGACCAATCATGTGACCTTGTGGTATAGATTACTTTAATCGGTAAATGGTCACCAGTGAATCTCTTTCCAATATAATCGTCACCTAAAATTCTAATGTCAGGTTTATAAAAATCTATCAATTTAAGTAAATCATCTTCAGTTTGGTAAGTGACAACCTCATCAATATATTTTAAAGACATTAATGTTTTATACCTTTCGTACAAAGGTATTACAGGTTTATATTTTGTATAACGGGTTTCTGAAGGGTCTTTTTGTAAAAATACCATAAAATAATCACAGTGTCTTTTTGCTTCCTCAAAAGTATAGATATAACCCGGATGTAACAAATCAAAATTACCTGCAGTAAACCCAATTATTTTTTTATTAACAACCATCTTTTTTATTTTATTAAAGATTTATACCATTCAGCTCTGTTTTTAGTCACAACCCTTAAATCGTATGTGTCTTTAACTGTTTCATATAAACGCTCACCCATATCTTTAATTAAGTTAGGATTAGTGACTAATTTTTTAATGTATTTAGACCAATCACTATGATTTCTACTCTCATCAACTAATAAAGCGTTTCCATCGATAAAATTACCTTTATCCAAACTATGTTTTAAGTCTATAGTATACGGACCAACTTTAGAAGCGATTAACGCTTTTTTGTAAAAACCTGCTTCAATTACTTTTAGTTGAGATTTTACTCTGTTAAAAATATGGTTTTTAATTGGTGCTAATGAAATATCAAGTTTAGAATAGTTCATAGCGTAACTAGTAACTGGTTTAGTCCAAACACGAGAATAAGGTAATTCTATTTGGGATTCATAATCATATTCCTTAAACTCCATTAAATACTTTTTATAGTTGTCATCAATGATATTGTACTTATCGGTGAATATTTCTTCATATTTTGACCAAACAGTCTCATGTGGTAAAATTGGTCTTTTTTTCTCTTCCTTAGTTTGAGGATTTATTTCAGTAACAGTACCACGAGTATCAAAACCGCACAAAACATATTGGATTTTGTTATTTAAATCACTGTTTTTATTAACAAAACCATCAAGTAACATTAAATCATGTAAGTGAGAAGAACCACCTAACCACCCAACACGGATTCTTTCAGATTCTAAAGTGGGTTGATTGAATTGAGGTTCTTTAGGGTCGATAGCATTTGGGAAAATAACTACGTTTTTATTAAACTTTGAAATTTCATCAGCAAAAAATGTAGTTGTTGTTGTTACATGACTTGCTTCTTTTAAATTTTTTATAATTTTTTCATGAATTTTATGTTGAAATATTAATTGATGTATCGGATGTTCTTTGGTCGGTAACCAATAATCATCAATATCTACAATAACAATAATACCCAAAGATTTAAGTAACTTAATTAAGTTTGGTGTTGTATCGTAGTTATTACCAACATTTCTATGAATGTGAATAATTTGATACTGTTTCCAATAACTAATGTCATTTATTTTTGGTTCATAGTCAATATCCACATGAAAATCGTCTGGATATAGATTTTGTAACATTACATGAGGGTCAACAGAACGGAATTTCCCAACTCCGGTTTTATCTGATGGAAGAACTAAAACTTTGATTTTTTCTGACATAAATAATATATTTCTTTTTTAATATTGTTAATCAGTAAAAGGATTAACAACTTTAAGAAATATAAATTATTTTATTGAAATTATCAATTCTAATTTCATTCTATAATAAAAAACCCCACCGAAGTGGGGTTAATTTTTACTATTTTAGTTTTTTAATTTTTGTGACTTTTCCTTCAAAGATATGTTTACCAACTTTAAAGTTAAATTGTTCATCAGTTTTATTTGATGATTCAACAAGTAATCCATTTTCTGAAAGAACCTCTCTAATCGTTTCTCTTATCATTTCTTTAAGACCTAACATTTCCAATGATGATGGTTGTGCTTGTTTTGATGATTCTTTAATTTGAGGTTTTTGACTTGTACCCATCAATCTTGAAGCTTTTTCAACAAGGTCATTTGATAATGTTGGACCTGACATTGAATTTGGTTGATTTATTGGATGTTCAATCATTAATCTTTTTATCTCTTCAGGTAATTTTGAAGACATTATTTTTGTTTCATTAATTTCATTGTTAACAGGTATATGTTGTTTTACAGATTCTTGATTAAAATATTCTTGAGGAATATTAACATTAGATTGAACTGTTTCGTATGATTCGTCTATTTCCATTTGAGGTGATTGACCTCTTGTTATGTTATTGTGACGGTCCATAATCTGTTTTGATACCATCAATTTTTTTAATAAATCGTTTTCGTTTTGCATTTTTAAGCTAAATTAGTTTCAGGTTCTTGGTCAAAAGTTGTGTTAATTATAACTTCAGCCATTGATTTATCGCCGTTTGGATTATAGTTTGGTCTTGGTGTGAAAAAATTTTCACCCGTCGGTTTGAAGGATAAAATTTTATCAATCCTAAACATTCTCCATCCTGGTAATGGTTTTTCCCCTTTATAACCTCTATGTGACGCTCCTTCAAAATCCCAAGCTCTTAACACAGGATTACCTTTTCCAAACTTAGTTTTGCTATAACCGTAACACACAGGCTCAATAATTCTCAAACCACGACCACCTGGTTCATCTCCATCGTAATAGATAACAATAACTTTTTTATTTTTTATTGCATCAACTATAGAATCAACTGCGGCTATTTCTAAAATAAGAGATTTGGCTGTGTTGTAAAGTTTCATTACGCTGAAGGTGTTGTATAAGGTTTGTCAGGTTGATATTCATTAATAACTATTTCTTTTTTTCTTTCCGCAATATCCTGAGCAGCACCTGCGTTTGGATTATTTGTGTCAAGAAATTGTCCTGTTCCTTTACCTTGAGAGTCACCATCAGCAATTGCGTCTTTATTGGTTGAAGAATATTCATTTGTTAAATTAAAATCATTTTTAACCAATAATTTTTTTCTTTCCATTTCAGCGATTGACGTGAGGTCATTTTTTGGTTGTGCGAAATCTAGTGGGTCTACTTGTGCCATATTATATTATTTTTTTAATTAAATCATTTATTCGTTTTAAACTTTCAGTTACTGACATATCATAATCTTCAATATTTGTACTATGACTTTTTGAAGGTCGGTTCATTGTTCTTAAATCATTTTTCTCATGAGGTTTTATAAATTGATTTGGTAGAACTTCTGATTTAGTTTTCTTTCCAAGATAAATACCATCTCTCATAGAACGTAGAGTATTATCTACCCAATTTTTGACATAATGACCACCATTAAGTATGTAAGCCAAATCATTTTCATGACCATCAAAATTATCAAAGAAGTTTTTCATTCTTTTAAGTTGTTGGTAAGTGACTTCTTTACTATCTCTTAATTCTTGGTTTCTGTTAAACCCTTCAGTGTTATTATCAGCGCCTTGAGCGGCATTAAAGCAATCATCAAGATATCCGACAACATCTTCAGGTAAAGGGATTTTATTTCCGTATAATTCTTTATTCATCTGTCTTTAATACTTTAATTAATTGAGAAATACTGATACCTTCTTTTTCTGCAATTTTTTTAATAGATTTTAAATTTTTAAGTAATATTTTACTTACACCTACATTTTCTTTTTTTGAAATTTCTTTGTCGTCATTTTTTTTCTTGGTTAAAATATCCTCAACCATTTTAACTGCCTTGTTTTTTCTTTCTTCTTCTATTTGTTCTTTTTCAGATAATCTTCTTTTTGTAAAACAGTTTTTACATTTACCACGTTTCTTTTCTTGAGCCAAACTTTTATCTAATTTTTTAGAAAAACCTAATTTTTTTAATCTATCATCTCTTTCAATATCATCATCAATACCCATTTTCTTAAGTATCTTTGATGCGTCGTTATAAGATTTTGCATTTTCTGTTTCTTCATATCCAAATGCTTCAGAGTAATCAACCTCATTAACTACATTGTTTTCTTTTTCTTCACTTTCACCCCAATATACACGATAACCTCTTCTTAAAGGGTCGTTTGCAATTCTGGACATTGCAACTGTTTGGTCCATAGTTTTATGTGGAGTAAGAGTTAAATTTAAAAACGGAATACTCGAACCTAAAAGGTTTCCGTCATAATCAACTAACTCTCCTAACTCTCCATCAACATCTTTTTTCAAAACTTTTTCTTTTGAGTTTAAAACTTTATTTATTGCTTTTTTAAGTTTTTCTTCAAACTTTTTATCGACAATAATCTTGTTATCTTTTTTTCTAGATTCAGTAAGAGTATTCTCTACGGAATAATAAACGTCAATTTTATCTCCTTTATCTTTTAAGAAGAAATAGCAATTATTTCTGAAGTATTCAGTATTATATTTAATCATCGCTTTTTTATCAATAAATACTTCGTAACCATGTATTTATCAATAAAAAGATGGCGGGTCAGAATATAAATCAATATGTACGTCCTAATTATAATCTAAAATTTGCGTTAGAAAGTTATGATATGTCATTAACTTCTGATGAAAGAGACTTTAATCAGGAAGTTGTTTTTTCACCATATATAATCTCTGAAACATATGGTGATAAATTACCATTTAGTTTTGATATTAATAACCCACTTTCCGTACAACATATTGAGTTAAATTATAAACAATATAATTTTAATAATATTTTTGTTTCATTAAATTATTGGAATCCTGAAAAAATTGATTTTAATTGTGTTAAATCGGGATTTACTTGTGATATCGGATTAACATCTATCGACAATGGTTTAGTTGAATCTATGACAGGTGAAACATTATATTATACTGATGGTATCTTTTCTGACACATATAAGTTCAACAGAATGTACTATGATAGAAGATTTAAACTACATCAAGTTACTGGTTTCACATCATCTCCAAACATTAGATTTTCAGGTTTTGATAAAACAGTATTATATGAAGTTGTAAGTAAAACTGACCCTATTTTTGGTATGTACCATGAATTATATGGAGGGTTTTACCAAGGATTTTATCGACTATTTGGATATGATTATGATATTTTCCCTGAAAGAGTTAATAAAGGTTGGACTGTTGAAATGTTATTAAAGCCGAGACTTTTGGATGAATATTTTCCATCATCGGGTGAAACTACTTTAAATGAAATATACCCAAATAATAAAAATATGTTTTTCTATTTGGGGACTAGAGCTGAGAATAAATTTTATCATCATGCTAGTGGTCATCCTGGTTGTTTAACGGCATATACAAGAGTTACTGAATGTTTAAGTGATGTACAAACTTGTGCATGTTGTGATAGAACAATAACAAATAGTAGATGTATATTTGTATATCCACCATGGTCCAAGGGAGGTGTTCATGACCCTCATGTTAATTACGGTTGTGATAAATGTCATGGAAATAAAGAAAACGCCGCTAATTGTGGGTGTGGTTGTGATACTTACGGATGTACAAATTGTGGTTGGGAATGTCAAACACACTACTGCGGAAATGTGATTGAACCAACACCTACTCCGACACCTACTCCGACACCTACACCTAATTGTTCTATAATAGAACCATGTACATCACCATGTACAACATGTGATAATTGTTATGATTGTTGTACATCAACAGGATTCACTTCTGTTGAAAACACCTGTGAAACAGACCCTTTATTTGACGCTTTGTCAAATTCAATTGGGTTTAAATTATGTGGAGAACCAAACAACCCACAAATAGGTGTAAGAGTTTTAAGATTCACAGGTGACTGTGTTACCACAGGTTCTTGTACAACAGGTGTAACTTTTCAGACTGGGTATACTATTGTTGAATATTGTACACCTCCAATTTACCCTTATTGTTTATCAGTAAACCCAAATTACCTTTTAACTGAACATTGGTTTCAGATAAATGTTGTTTGGGAACGATACAATTATTTAGAAGAATGTGATTTATGGTATAGAGGAGGATTAGGTGATATTACTAAAAAACTATATTTAGAATCTTTAGCAAACAATTCAGTTTCTTTAATTGCCCCACCATATACAAGACCTGAAGGTGAAAAGGCGTTACAAATTGAATTAGTTAATTTAAATGATACATGGTTATTAGAAAAGGAATATAGACGAGGTAGACTAAAAATTTATATCAACGGTGTCATTTTTTATACTATCGAAGATTTTGAAGAAATTATCCCAAGAGCGTTAAATACTGATAAGGAAAAACAACTTGGGGTACCATTTAATGTTTCTTGGGGTGGTGGAACACAAGGATTAAGAGAAAACTTAACATTTACATGTTCTGGTGTAACAGGTCCGTACCAACAAGACCCTGAATGTTTACCTAACAATGATTTAAGTGGTACGACTTTAAGTGGTTTATCAACAAATATTATTATTGAACAAAATTTTGCAGGTACTTTTGAGGGAGGTATATCTCAATTTAGAATGTATACCACACCTTTATCTGCACCAGAAGTTAAACACAATTTTAAATTGTTACAGCCGGTTTTTCAAATGTTTAATCCCGACTGTCCTATTTGTGAAACACCTCAAGATTGTGTTGTAGAGGATTTTGATTATTACATTGTTTACGATGAG